GGCTCCGAACTTAAGAAAGAGGAAAACATGAAACAAGGAATACGGCGAGCCGGTGCCCGCTGGCGAGAAGGAGCCCCCGATTACGTCGTGGATTCTTTCGACATGGGCGAGCAATACGCCGACCGCTACACAGTGGTAGTGCTACCAGTGCACGAGGGCGAGGTGATGTATCTGACGACGAGCGAATCGGGGCACGTCTCCGGCTGGGGGTCGATGCCGGTGCACCACATGGCGAACTACCGCTACCGATGCGCCTACCGGCGTGTGCGGTGGATCGATTTACCGGAGCGGGTGCGGGACATGGTGACCACTGACATGGAAGAGGAGGTCACAGCGTGAACCGCTATTCACGACTAGCCCCTGTGGGGTATGCATTCCATGCATCGCTCTACTGTGCAGAGTGTGGCGAACACTTGCCAGCGATCGACCCCGAAGGCAACGAGAAACACCCGATAGCACCTTGGGAACTTTCCGACATAGTGCGGGAATGCGGGTTTATCTGTGGCGGGTGCGAGTCAAGTGTGGACGCTGACGGCGGGACGGTGCCAGCATGAACGACGAGCGGGTTCTATGCGGTGACTGTTCCGACGGGCTCGGAGAGTGGGCAGAGTGGGCGGACGCCCTAGAACTACCAGAGGAGGCACGAGTCAAGTGTGACCAGTGCGGGGCATGACCCCCGCCGGAGGTGCTGACGTAAGTCAGCGTCTCTCTGACTTGCAAGACTCACGGAACTGTGCTACGCTTGCAGGTGAGAGGGGCAACCGCCCCACCAAAAAGAGAGGAGCCAACAGTGGCACAACTAGACACGGAGAAGAGAGAACTTCTCCTATACATTGAAAATACTTGGGCAGTGTATCGGGCGTATCTCGCCCCAACATTGACCACAATTGCCAAGCACTACGACAAGGGGCAGGGCGACTACGGCAAGGCACTGGCGGCGATCTCCCGCTACACAGTCCTTCCAGCGGCTCGGCAGTACGTCCTAGAACATGGCTCCATGACTGCCAGCGTGAAACAAATGTTTCCGAAGGTAATCCGTGACGCAATAGCGGAAGATTTGTTGGAATACTTCCTAACCGAATACCGCCTTGGTAATCGGTTCTGGGTCGTGGCTTAAGACAGGAGCGCAGTCATGACACTAGACGCATTAACAGACACGCTGACCGCTATCCCTTGGCGGGCTGATAACGGGGAACGCCGTCGCTCCTTTGAGAATCTTGGCAAGGCAGTGGACTGGATAGAAGCCACCGCCGACCCGCTCGCCCCGTGCCACGCCGTGAACGTGGTCACCGGCGAAGCGTTCCGCATAGTCAAGCAGGACAAGACACTCACCACCATAGAACAGATCAAGTCTTAAGACAGAAAGGTAATTAGCAATGAATGAGAACTTGCAACGAGTGCAGGAACAAACGACAGTGCACGAGGGAGGAGGTTTGACTATTGACGGGGCAGAAGGAATAGAACACTTCAGGGTGCTCACCGCTATCACGGAACTAGCGTTCAGGGTGAACACTGGCGGGCGCATGTCACGGGCAAACCTCATCGGGTTCTGTGCTCACGAGTACGGCACCACAGGCAAGACACATAAGAAGGTGCTAGCCGAAATGGTGCGCCACTACGAGACAACGTACGGGCGGGAGATCAAAAGCATGTCTATCGTGGCACGGGCTCTCGGTCTTAAGACAGAAGGGGAGGTTGCGTAATGAAACCGACATGGATTATGGACGCCGGACACGGCTGGTTAGCCGTCCCGCTCGCCACCTGTGAAGGGCTGGATATCTCGCCCTACTCCTACGTCAATGGGGACTTCGCCTACCTAGAAGAAGACTGTGACGCAGGGACATGGATCAAAGCGAGGCAGATACCGGACTCAGAGTGGACGCAGTACCCCACGAAGTGGATTAACGGCGACTGGTCTGGGCGCAACTACAGAAGGTTCGGGGCGTGAGCATGGAAGGCAAGACTGTGGTCTGTGAGGACTGTTCAGAGGTCATTGAAGAAGACTCAGCGAACTGGACGTACGACTTCCGCTATCACGTCGGGGATAATGCCCCGCTGTGCGACATCTGTTGGAAGATTCGTGCGATCGACTGACGTAAGTCAGAAGGTAGTAAGTTGCATAACGCTACCGAACAGATGTTCGCCGAACGTGTGTTCTATTCCTTGCTGGGTAAGGGTTTCCCGCTTTACAAAAAGTCAATTGCAAGTGTGCAACATTTGTGATACGATGCCCCTGTGGCAAAAGCCACGCAACAGAAAGAAGGAAACATGAAGAAGAGCGGAAGGCTCCAAGGCATGTGCGACTCCTGCCAAGAGGTAGGGGATCTGTACGGCACAGAGCAGTACGGGGAATGGCTATGCCTTTCCTGCAAAGAGTTTGTCTACGGCAAAGACGAACCTCTCCAAATAGCAAACGGCAAGATCTTCGGTCTTGGCATCTGACATAAGTCAGCAGGGAATATGAAAGCAGAGTTCAGGCTCTTAACAAAACTCCTGCCGGTAGATAAACGGCAACTGACTGACAGACAGATGTACGGTAGTGAGATCCGCCGAACTTCCAAATGGGAAACCTGCATTGAGTGCGGGACGACGTACCCACACGACGAAGATCCAGTCTGTGACTGTGACTGACGTAAGTCAGTAGGGCGACTAGCAGACAGGCAGGTGCAAGTCCTGCCCGCCCACCATGCACACCACACCGGTGCGCAGAAACAAAGAGGAGGCACACAGTGCGAACAGAAGAACAAATCCAAGACAGAGCATGGGGGATCGCCTTCGGGCACTTCCTTGCGCAGTACCCAGACAACGCCACCCCAGACGACATCATGCAACTGATCGCAGACGAATCAGAAGAGGTCGTGTACTGGGAGCCATTCCAAGATTCACCGGCAGAGTGGATCGCTGAGCAGATAGACAACATGCAGTCGTTCATGGTGTCCGAACTGGCATGGGCAACAGGACAGGAGGGCTGAGACATGCAAGACATACAGACCATTGACGCCGTGATTACATGGCACGGAGAAACACAGAAGGAGAACGTCACATTCGGTGTACTCCCCGACTGGTTTGACCATGACGTCCACGACTACACCGCACTCGGAGGGCTGGACACATGGGTGTTCTACTGGCTTGAACCGGCAGAGGCAAAGACCTTCGGTGCAGGTTTTGACAACGGCGACTGGGTGGTGGTGCGATGAACCGCAAACACTGGTCACCCGATCACCCCGCCGTCATCGCATGGCATGAACGCAACCCAGAACAAACCCTGAAACAACGCACCGACGCAGTGGTACAACGGCAACGTGCCCGCAAAGCACAGCACCAACCCGACTGGGCGCAACGACTCAACACACTGGCAGGGTTCCTGATCCTGCTCGGCTTGCTCCCGTTGCTCCTTGTGCTGGACGAACACAACGTGCCGCCGCTCGCCGGTATCGCCGTCCTGTTCGGCGGGCTTACGCTCGCAGTGCTCATCATGTCAGAGTCACACCGTGACGATCTTTCGTGAATACCGAATGCGATGCGACAGATGTGGGAGAATAGATCCTTTGGTGGACGCCAACGACGGGCTCGTGTGGCGCAGACTGAGAGGGAACGGGTGGACACGCAGACGGGGGGAGGACTGGTGCCCGCTATGCAACGGAGCAAACCCGCAATACTGGCAAGTCGGCTTCTAAGCCCGCTCACCGACGTGGTGTGGCAATTCCGATCGTACGCCCTGTACCGGCGCACCCGCACCTTAAGACAGGACTGGATCGTGGTGCGGTTCCCAACCCGTAAGAAGAAACAGTTCTTCTGCTACTGTCCCGCCCGTGTGTGGCGTTGGACAACAGCACCAACAAAAGCACAGCGGTTCCGCAGTAAAGAACATGCTGAACGGGCAACACAGCAGTGCTCGTTGTGGTGGGAGGATCAGTACCGAATCACCAAACTTTGATAGCATCAGATCTGAGCCCGACTGTAGGAGTTTCCCCCTCTTTCCTCCTATGGTCGGGCTCTTATACGTTTCTGAAACAGTTCGTCCCGCTCCTTGGGGGTGGTGCCACCGAACATTCCGTCCCGCCTGCCAGCCACTTCCTCAAATTCCATTTGGTATTCGAGGCACTGACTTACGACAGGACACACGTTGCAGTATTCACGGGCACGTTCCCAAATGAACCTGCTGTTGTGCCCCTTCTCTACTTCTGGGAAGAAGATCGATGAGTCATTGACACCTGCACATGCCGCTTCATTCCACCATTCACGCATTCTTCCGACGCTTCCGCTTCGCCTCTTTGCGTTCCTGCACAGCATGTGTGGTCTTCGACTGATGACACACGCACGGACATGAGTCGTGCACTTTCTGTTCCCACACTGTCATAGCATCCAGCATGGTGACACAGTGAGTGCAGTCAGGGTGACGGGTGCTGTATTGCCACAGTTCAGTCTCGCTCAACAGCATTGACCATTCCCATGCAACCCAGATACCCGATCGCATCTACCACACTGTCCTCATGCCACCTGTCCTGTTCACGGGCGGTGCGCATTCGTGCCAGTTTCATAGCCAACGGGAAACACAACGACTCCTGCACAGTGAGACGTATCCCTGTCAGCCCGTAGAAGATCTCAGACACCTTGGTGTAGTCCTCTATCGGGTGGTCGTAGTCTGCGTGGCGGTCGCCAGTGATGAGTTCGTGTGCCCGTAGGACTATCTCAGCCCCTGTCACAGATGTGGTTACGCCAAATGGACGGCGAGTGGTTCTCTTCGACATCGTGTTTGTGCTCCGGTGAATCGTACTTACGGATAATCCAAATGCAAGGGTCACTTCCCTCGGCAAATTCCAAATCTTCTTCTTCGCTCATGGGCAACATGTCGTGGGTGTAGCACACAACGGGGCCGATAAACCCATTGCGTAGACCCGCTTCGTACCACAGATCGAAACTCAGTTTTGTAAGATCCATCAGAAGTCGTCAAACCCTGCGGGTGCACTGAATACTTTGCCGACCTTGGCAACTGTGTCAGCGGTTTGATCCTTGACCCACACATTCCAACGGAGCGACACACCGATGTCATCGACAATGACCTGAGTGGACTTGCCTTTGGTGCCGTCCTTCTTGGTGTATTCCTCAACTTCCATGCGACCAGTCAGGATCACACTGTCACCTTTGTGGATCGTGTTCGACACGTTCTCACCCAACTGTCCGAACACCACAACGTTGTGCCATGTGGTTTTCTTCTTGTCATCTTTGCCGTAGGTGTCAGCAACAGTGAACTTGACAACCGCCATACCTGAGGTACTGACTCGTACTTCTGGTTCCTGACCAACGTTGCCGATAATAGTGATGTGGTTACTCATTGGAGTCCCCTACTTTCTCTAGTTGTTTAGTTAATCCTGCCTTCTTAGGGCAAGAATGTGTTGGTGGTTGTGATAACACAACTCCTGTTTCGATTTTAGCACCGCAACTACGGCATGTCCAGATTTCTTTTGTCACGTCCCCGTTCCTTTCTGCATGTTCTGCATTCTCGTGTGTTGTCTGGTCGATAGTAAGTGTTGTCTGCATTGAACTCGTGCCCGTGCGCACAGTGTGTTTTGGCGGCACCGAAGTGGCGTCCTCGTTCTATTGCGTCCCGCATGTTGTCTGACTGTGTGCCACCTTCGAGATGGTGAGGGTTCACGCATCGGGGGTTGTCACACTTATGTCTTACGACAGGTGGGTAGTACAGGTTAGCGATGTAAAAGGAGAAACGGTGTGCGGCACGGTGTTTGTTTAACGCAAAGAAGTTCCCGTACCCGTCCGAACGTCTTGACCCTTGGTATTCCCAACAGGTGTCAGGTGTTCCCACAGCGACCCTAGACCAGAACCGTTCGGTGACTGAGTACGGTATACGTTCCATGCCTTGGGTGTTGGCTTGAGGCTCTTGCGCTTTTCGATGCACCCCCACCCCATAAACCCTACAGGATTTTTGGAGTATGTAAAGAAGTGGTATCCGGTGACGGCAATGCGGTTAGCGACCACGATCTGTTCCAGTTTGGTTGCCTGCCAGGGGGTCGGGGCGAAGTTCCTGCCACCCCACCGCACCCAGGTGCCGATGTAGATGCCAAGTCCGCCTGACCAGCGTCCTTTGTCTCGCCAGTCTGCGGTGCGTCCGTCTTTGGAGGATTCGCAGATGGCGACTTGTTCCCAGTATTCAACGGGTGGGATCTTAGGGTTGGCTAGTTGCCGTCGCAGTTCGCTGACTGCGGTGAATGATTCCTCTTTTTGCACGGGTGGTTTTTGTTCAGCCAGTGTGCGTCCGGCTGGGGCTAGTAGGGATAGGGCGATGAAAGTGAGAAGTGCTTTGCGCAATGTGATCTCCTTTGTTCGAGGGACAGGTCAAAGGTGGGTCATGCAACTCCTATCGTTAAACGGATTAGGTCAGTCTAGTACACGAATCACACACTGCGACAAAGACACAGCAACAAACTGCTCATCATCAGTGTACTTAGTTCTCTTACTTACGACAGGACTTTCCAACAACGTTGAACCATGCGCCAACAACACATGCGTTCGTTCATCATTCAGCATTGTGAAATAAGTATTGACACCAACAAACTTCAGTTTGCGGGCAGAGAAATGCACAGTGCCAAACGGAAACAACTCACCGTGCCAGTTGTGTTTCACTTCCACCTCGAAACCGTAATCAAACCAGTCCTTAAACGCAAGCACATCAATGCCGTACTGGTCGGGGTTGACCCATGCATAAAACCCTCGGCTGTACAACCAGTCGATCACCTGCCACTTAGCATTATCGTCCTCGTCATACAGCGTCGGGTCAAACGGTTTCTTAATAGCCTGCTTCCTTAAGTAAGGAAACCCACACATGTACAGGCATCACTGCATACCACTCAGCAACGTTCGTCGTGCCACGTTTCTTAGCGATCACAGCACCAGTGTCAGCCTCAGCGTTAGCGATTTCGTCAGCCAACTCTGCTAACCATTCACTGAACTTCAACGTCTTGTGGTCTTTGACTTCGACCACGACTGGGCCCATGCCGGTGATGTCACCTTTGTCGCTGGTGCCATGCAATGCTCGCCGTTCAGCGTACGGGAATTGCCCTGAGTCTCGCAGGTAGCGAACCACTGCGGTTTCAGCGGCAGTTCCTTTCTGCTTCTGCTTACTCATCGTCGTCTTCCTGTTCTTCTTCGTCGGTGTCGTCAATCGTTGGGTCGTCGCAGGCGTGGCACAGCCCACCATCGGGTAGGTTGTGACAGTTGCACAGCCACCTGTGGTCATTCCGCATCACGCACCGCCTTATCTAACGCTTTCATCAGCGTATATATGCGTATTTGTAATCCGTCTCGCTCTGCCCGTAGGCGTTCAATCTCATCAGCGCCTTCATCCATCATCTTAAACAAGTCAATGTCGTTGCCTTTGCCTTCCCGTAGTCGGGTCACAATGTCGTCACTCACCACGCACCGCCTGTTCGTAATCTTCCACCATCTGTTTCATGCGTTCTGCACGAATAGGTCCAAGCCCGTTTTGACGGAGTTGTTCGACTAATCGGTCGGCAATCGTGCGCCACTTATCACGTTCACGTTCAAGATGTTTGATGTACTGCTGAGTGATGTAATGCGGTTCCTTATGGGACTCAAACATCATGTCTTTGGCGTAGTACTCCCAGATGTCGTCGCCCATTAGAACGAATCATCCCGTGCACACTCACGTTCCCATGCCTCCCGCAACAGATCACGGAACAACCGTGACCTGCGAACCTCACGGGTCTGACATAAGTCAGCGATCTGACCCAACTGTTTCTGGGTGACACGCATACCAATGATCCGCACCGACGCCTCTGTTGCGTCAGGGTCAACGGTTCGTTTGTTAGCCATCACGCACCTTCCTTAAAGTCTTTGAGTTCCTTGAATGCGTTACGCAACGCAGGCAAATCGTTCTCCGTCACGCCTTTGTCCCAGTCCAAACCGGCGTTACGAGCAACAGTCGCAGGATCCAACTGTGCTTTCTCACAGGCGGTGACGAACTGTGCACGTTGCTCATCGGTCAACACCTGGGGGGCGGCAGGTTCTGCGGCACGGGCGGCGAGACGCTGAGCGGCGGGCTTCGGACGAGCCGCAGGTCGTGGCTGTTCGTTCTCTTCCCATTCCTGCTTTGACCACAGGCTGAGAGCAATACCGAATCGCATGGCCGCATTGCGCAAGAAGTCACCGACAAGTTCCTTGTCCAGATCAGCCTTGTCGGCACGAACAGAACCAACACCAAGACGTGCCTGACCTAGCAAGGTCAACTCGCCCCACATGGTGGCGATACCGTTCTCTACATGAACAGCGGGACGACCGTCTTTCCATTCGATCGGAACCCAACGCCAATGCGGGTCGATCTCCAACAGAATCTTGGTGATCTCAGCATGGGACACATAGTCCAGTTGGATGCCACCCTTGGGTAGTTTGCCGACAATCTTCGGGTCGGGAACCCCGTACTTTTCCAGTACAAGTTTCAGTTTTTCTGTGTTTGCATTTTCCATTACTTAGCCCCTTTCAAGAGCAGTGTGCGGGTTGTTACTTGTTTTGAGAAGTTGCGGGCGATCTCAGGGTGAGCCGCCTTGAATGCTTTGATGTCCAGCGAGTCACGGGTTTGTGGTCGCCACGTTGCAACAGTGGTGCCATTGATAACGAGGCTGGTGTGGTCACCGATTAGTTCGCACAGTTCCGCCTTCAACTGGTCTTCCAATTCTTGGTACGACTTCAGTTCTGCTTTCACATGCTTTAGTCGTGCAACCAGATCCAGGTAGTCGTCTGCCACTTCAACTGGTGAATCCTGTTTCGGTTGTGCGTAACGGGTGCTGATTGTTTCGTATGACCAGTGCACACCTGGTGGTGTCATGCCCAGATCGATAGCGTTCAACCATTTCTCTACAGCGGAGATGTGCTCAGCCGCTTCAGACGGGGTGACCTTCTGTGTGTGCAGGTGAAGAATCATTGATGGGTCAAACACTGCCCAAGTGATTTCTTCCACGTCAGCACAGATTGCTTGGTGGATTCCTTGGATGCGCCAGTAGTCCGGCAGTTCACCGTCCCATTGGCGGGTGGTGGTTTTGATTTCCAAGATGCGACGGTCATCACCGTCTTCGTAGAACCCGTCCAGTGTGGCGATCATTCGGGCACCACCTTTGGATTCTGCGACGAACATTTCTTCGGGTGTGTCGTAACGTACCCCAAGTTTGTCGCAAGCCCATTCCATGACGAACGGTTCGAGACGGTTGCCTCGTTCCATTGCTGCACTCGGCACCGACGGTGCAGGCGGATGCTCTGACAGCAGTTCGGCTGCATACTGGTCCATCGGCACGAACGGGTGCAGGTTGTAGATGGCTGCGACAGCGGACGCTGAGACACGACGATTGCCGTTGCTATCCCAGAACCTTTCGTTCAACCATTCCTGTCCGCCGTGAGCGGGTTTAGTAATACGGTAACGGTGAAGACCCATGAGGGTTCCCCTTTCTATTGTGAAACGTTGCCCGTACTCTAACGAGGGGGTGTCACATAGTCAAGGGCTTTCTTCAACATTTTTGGGTCGTCCCCAAATTTCCCTAAAGCAACGTTACAAGAGAAGCAGAGAAGGCCACGGATGCGGCCCGTATCGTG